CTGTAGCACGTTGAGCTAACTCGTCAAACTCTTTGTCGCTGATATCGCCTAAGCCTTTAACTTGCGGAAGAGCAGCAGCAATTTTGTCAAACTCTGCCATATCTCGTAAAAAAGGTTCTGCTACTTCAGCAGCTTTTTCCTTTTCGTCTTTTTTGATAATTTTTTTAGATTCAGGCAAATTCAGTATTTCTTCAAGTTTTTTCATAGTATTATACTTATCTCATAGATCCGTTATGAAATAAATCATTTTCGTTTAATACCCTAAACTTGATGCCTTGTCTACTACACCAACTTTGTGCTGCCCGCCATTTAACTTGATTTTTAGCCCACTGTAATTGATTGTTACGATTTTTTCCTGCTTTTTCTAATAATGTCTGACTTGCTGGTTTAACTTCTATAAGTTCTACTTGAATTTTTCCAGTTTTATCAGCATACTGTATAAAAAAATCAGGAACGTAAATAGTCTGTCTACCTGTAAATGGGTCTTTGTAAGGAATTTTAATTGCTTCGCTGGCCCACTTCATAATTCGAGGATCTTGGTCACAAAAAGTCATGAATTTCCATTCCCAACTACTTCTATATGTAGGACTGTGATTGCCTACATATTTGTCAGGATTTTTAATTTGGAATTTTCCTCTGGCCCAACGACTCATTGTGCAATATTGCGGCTTTCAAAGGTTTCTTCTACTACTGCTATTTTATATCCAAGTGCAGAAGATTTTTCACGATATAAGTTCATAATTTGAGTAACTACTTCACTTAATTGTGATTCGTTTAATCCTTTTAGTGTATCAAGAATTACAAAAGGATTAATATTATCGATTCTTGACTGATTTAAAATAACGATAGCTGTAGTTTTAGCAGCTTGCTCTTCAAATCCTCTTTTTAAAAAGAATCCTACTACTGCATCTATTTGTGCTGCTGGAAAGGTTATTTCATGTGTAAAAAATTTGTCAAAGAAATTTTTTACCTCATCAGAACTGTCAGAATTTTGTGATGGCGGTAAATTTGTGTTTAAAGACATAGTTAGCTATTTAAAAAGTTCTTGGACTGGCTGGAGTACTGTTACCGCTGGTATCGGCAATTGGAAAGGAAGTTCCTTTAATACCACTGATACCTTGATTAGCAACAGTGCCTAATGCTCCCAGTGTAAGACCAGTTACTTCTGCTCTAACTCCTGTATTGCTTAGTTTTCCAGCATTGCTCATTGTATTTGCAGCAAGGATACCTGTTGATATAATATTTCCCAAGGTTGCTTCTTGAGGATTTTGTAACATATTGACTACATTACCAAAAACTGCATCAGCACCTGCTAATACACCCGCTCTTCCAAATAATGTAGCAGTACCGCCACCTGCTAATGTTATAGGGCTCGGAACAGTATCGTAGTGTTCTCTTCCGAAACCCGGAGGATTGTTCTGTGCTACGTATCCATTTTCATAATACACAGACTCATACGCTACAGCCATACTTTGCTCGCTGGTATTTGTACCAGCATAATCTAAATTAGCATGTGACCAACTTTGTATTAATGGATTTACTAAGGTGTAGCTATTCCAATATTTTCTTGCCATTTGATAAATGGTTATTTTATTAAAGAATGGATAAGCACTGTTATTATCGAAACCAAAAGGAGTTCTTATTTGACTACCAGACAACATGGCATTTCTATTATAAGATCCTGTAAATTTTGCACTTATCGAATCTGCATAGTAGTAGGCAAAATAATTTTCCCACATTGTTCTAATCACACCTAAATTATCATCATGAAATTTAATTGTAATCGGTTGATAATCTAATTTTGTTTGAATAACTTTTTTTCTATTATATTGATTTACAGAATCTGTTGTAATACTAAATTTTGGTAAATCAACAGATTTTACTAACATGTTGATTTCATTTTGATGCCTTTGTGATAAATTTACAGTTTTTAAGGCATTATTATTAATTGAAAAAACACAATGAAACTGGAATGGAAATCTTGGGGCTAATCGAAAATTGTCATCGACAAACATTCTTGCCGCGTGACGAAAATCCCCTACTATACCTTTAGGATTTGTAAATCCGCTAACAAATTGTCGTAAGTCTTTTCCCATACTAATATTTATCCACAGTAGTTATATGCGTACTTTATAAAAACCTATAAAAAAAGCAGCATCTCTGCTGCTTTCTTTATTAACCTGTGGCTAAAGTTCTTAACGCTCTTCCTGCTACAGCAAATACTGGACTGCCTTCTCCTGCTGGAACTAATACGCAGTTATCTGGTTGTATGCTTAAATCAATGGTCTGAGGTGCTGCTTCACTATAACTCAATGTTTGATAGTTAGCACTAACAAGAAAACACCCGTAACATTCCCAACGTTCTAAAACAACAACCTTACTGCCATTGCCGCCGTCTAACATTTCAATACTCATTGTGAATTTATAATCACTGGCACTGGCTGCTGAACTTTGCTCTAAGAAGTCAAACTGCTTTTGAAGCTGTTCGCCAACACGCTTACTTGCTTCACCTGTTACATCATCTCTGAGGGTGATTGCAATTGGAGACCAAGTATGCTTACCAGCATAATTAATTTTACTATTATAAATTTCAATAGTCTGTGGTGCAAATGCTATGTTAGGACGACCTGCTGTCTGAACTTGTTTTGTAAGTTCAGTAGTAGGCGATGTAACACCAAAATTTTCAAAGTTAACTCTGAAACGATACTTTAATTTTGGCATTAATGTACCTTGCGTGGTACTGCTTTGTCCAGACGCTAACGGTACCGTAAATTTACTTAGTGATGTGACTGACATTTTTAATTTCCTTTATTAACCTAACGCTGCAATTTCACCAGTGTTCTTCAAGCGTAGTGGAATATAGATAAATTCAACTGCTTTTACTGGTTCAATAGCGATATCAATGTACAGCTCGTTTCTATCAATTCTACTTGGAGTATTGTTAGACTCGTCGCATACAACTAAGAAGTCGTAAAGAGCACGTTGTCCCACTAACTCTAATAGAAGACTATCAACTGCAAGTTTAATTTCGTCCCTGGTGATTTTATCATTAGGTTCAAAAATATAAGGTTTAGCTAATTTGTTTAATTGGCTGCGTAGATAAATTACTAAACGAGCTACATTAATACGATCCAATGCACTAAACCCTTTTGCACGAGTTTTCTGTCCATAGTTAACTAATCCAGTACCTGTTAGGAAAGTAATAGGATTAATCTTCTGTTCATACAGTGTATCTCTTTGTCCTACATTTAGAGCCACTGATTTAAACTCGCCTTCTTGACTGTCAACATATCCTACAGCACTTGCATTAGTAATTCCGCCTCGACGTATACCTGCTGGTGCGAACCAAGGATAAGCAACTTGGTCATTCAATGCAATCGTTCTTAAAATCATATGACTTGGAGGGACAACAACATTATTACCAAAGTTATCGCTGGTAAAGCCCCATGGATAGAACATAGCCATATATTCATCGTAGCTCACTGCTCCAAGGTCATTGTCTTCGAATGCAAGTCTTTGATTGCTACCCCATGCTAACAAACTGGTAGCATCTGGAGTTAATCTTGCAGGACTATCGCCTACAACTAATGCAGTTAATCCTCTGTCATAGTTTAGACTAATCATCTCGCCAATTAGTTCAGGATATCCTGGGCAAGCAATTAGATTAAAGATTCTACTTTCATCATCTCTAATATCTTGATTAGCATTAGCTGTTGCTTGTAATGCTTTAACTACTACAGCACGTTGAGACTTACGTCCAAAGCTACCAGAACCATCGCCTTGATTTGGACTTTCTGTAGTCCAACGATGCGGATAATATGCTTCCATTGCTTCGCCATTAAATCTTGTATTGTCTGCTGCAACATCAATGTAATTTCTTTGGAATTTCTTAACATTGAATCCGCTACGACGTAAATTCCATAACAACATACCTCTTGGGTATAATGCTGGATCTGGAGCGTCTGGATCTAAGTAGTCGCTGGTTAATAGATCTACGATTGTGCCTGCTTCGTCGCTGTTTGAACCTGCTGTATTGTAACGAGCATCGGCAAATAGTACACCATCTTCTGTGCTCTGATCTGTTTTATCTAATAACTCCCAACGCTTTGTAACAGGTGCAGTTAGTGCGTTATTAAATCTATAAATTTGTGGGAAGTTTTCAATATCATCTGTGCTGATCCACAAATCTCCTGTTACTAATGCGGTTCCGTCGCTTTGTGTTTCTGGTGCTGTGGCACTAACGATTGGTCCGTTTGGATCTGTTTGTGATCCAGGACTTGCATCATAGTATGGACTGGTAGGTGATAAGTAACCCACCCAATCAGATCCATCATGAATCATGATATCAATTTCATCAATAACACTGCTATACCAAAGTCTTCCATCATCTGTTAAACTACCAGGAGCATCACCGTTAGACACATATACTAATGGTGACCATAAGCTGGCTACAAAATCGTGTAATGTGTCACCGACTGGTGCGTCTTGAAGATTCAATATGCCTGTTGCAAAGGTTGCATTTGAAGGCTCGTAATCATAAGCAGACAGTCCTAATACAGTTAAAGGATTGTTAGTTACATTAGTTAAACGGAAATCTCCTCCTAACTTATGTCTAATTACTACTCTATTTTGTGAGTCTACTTCTGCTTCGATGTTTGTAAATCCTGCTGCATTAATTGCAGTAGCAATACGACCTGCATCTGTATCACCTGTACCTGAACCAGTAAATGTGCAAGTTTTATAGCTGTATGTTCCATCACCATTGTAATCACCTAACACATTAGTACCAACTAAACTTTCAGCAATTCTAAAAGTATAAGTTGTTGCATTCGTGAACTGTGAGTTTTCTACTTTAGGAGATGTAATTGTAGTCATTCCTGCGGAACTTCTACGATATAGTTTGAAATTAGCTACTCTTGGTGTACTGTCTGTACCGTTATCTTCGTCATAGTTAGCTTGGACATACAAAGAACCGGTAGATAAGTTCTCACCACCACCTGCTTTATCTAATCCAAAAATAGCATCGTGACCATTTAGATAGATTGGTGAGTCAACAGCTTCCCAAAGAGCAGTAGTGCCGTTCCAACGCTTGACTCTCCAACGAGCTCCTAAATTAGGTTCTGTTGTTTTAACCCAAATACTGCCTGTTGGTCTTGGAGCATTTGAAGTTGATTTCCACTGAGGAACATCTGTATGCTTACTGATTTGCAGTTTAGGACCATAGTATGTTCCAGTTTTAATTCCTAATGCACTTGCAGCGACTGAAGTGGCTACTAAACTTCCTGTGAATCCTGCTGCAATTACTAATGCATTTGAAGTTGTACTATCGGCTTCATCATTTCCAATAGTATTATTAACATAAATTTCTAATTTGTTGTTCCACGCCTGTGCATATACAGGACCATTACCTAAATTAAATGCATTATTGATGTCTGTAGCTAAACTTGCTACAGTAGATCCGCTGGCAGTAATTAAATTACCGTTGATATAAAAATCGTCACCAGGTGTAAATGCTGGATTTGAAACTGTGCCTGCTACAACTGGAAGAGATGCAGCCCAATCATTACTACCAACTAATACCCACGAACCTGGTGTAACACCAGCGTTAGAATTTCCTTTGCTCTTATACCACAATGTTCCAGGATGACTTGTAGTCAAAGCTGGTGTGTCAGAATCAGTATCTGTCATAACAATGGCATAATCGCCAATAGCACCAAGAGATGTTTTTGGACCCGAAGTTGAAGGATCGACTCTGGTTGAATCTGTGATTACAAGAGGAACCTTATTAGCAAACTTTTGTCCACCGGTTGTACTAATAGGAGCACCATTCCATTCAAAAAATCCAAATGTTGTTGTACTTGTATCCATCCAATGAGTACCGTTAGCAGGTAATGCGATTGGAGGATCTGCACTGGCGTCTAATTGTGATAAGTCTAGATCTGCGCGAACAACAAAAGCACGATTACTAACGCCTAACAAACTATATGCTGCTTGTAGGCCATATTCATTTTGCTCTCCTGCATGTACAGGATTGTTGTTTGCATCAGTTTTAAAAATTGGGTCACCAAACGTGTCTGCTAAATCACGCTGACTGGTTAATAGGTAAACTGTTCCGGCATTTGCTTTAGTTGTTCCTGGCGCTGTACCGGTGCCTGCGCCATTTGATTTGTCTTGTGCCGATGCTACAATAATCAAAGGTGTTGTACCTGGCTCGGCTGGTGTATAAAACGATTCGTCAATAACTTTGACTTCTACGCCTGGTGAACTTAATGCCATCTTGCTTCTCCTAAGTTGGTGTTCTACTTTTATTTATTGGAAAATCCTAAAATTGGCTATTTATAAGTTCAAGAAAAGGGGACAAAAAGGTGCGAAATAAATAAAAGTATGACAAGACCTTTATGTATTTGCAATCTAAGACCAGCCGCCGTTAATTATGTTAAGAACGGAAGAACATATTATAGAAAAAAATGTGAAATGTGTTTGAAACACGGTGGATTAGCACACGGTGTTCCTAAGTGGTACTTAGATGGATACCGTCAAAAAATGGCTTGTGATAAGTGCGGATACAAAAGTAAACACAAAGAACAATTCAATGTGTTTCACATAGATGGAAATCTAAACAATAGTAGACCCGCTAATTTAAAAACTGTATGTGCTAACTGTCAGAGAGTCCTACATAAAGAGGGCGTTCAATGGCGCCAAGGTGATCTTCAACCTGACTTCTAAGCTGATTGTATAAATCATCTATAGTTCCGTTGTTATCAAGTTCAGCTGTGATATTTTTATGTCCTACCCAACTGTACTCGCTGGCATGAACGTTTGCTTCATTTAAATGCATCTTACTCAATGCCCATTTCATGTTAGTAGGACCTTGGTTATGGTTTAAAGCATGATCGTACCAAGTAGGATCAGATCCTCTTTTAATACGGAAAACTTTTCCGCCTGATTTAACAATCGATGCTATCTCATTAGGAAAGCGTACATCTGTAATAACTACATTATCGTTAGTTTTACGTATTTTATTTTCTAAACTGGCTATCCAGATGTCATTATGGAATCCGTTGCGACAAACTTCGGTTCCCCAATGCTGTAATACCCAACGGGGAGTAATTGATTTACCTAAACGCTCGCTCCACCAAGGATCGACCTGCTCGCGCCACTCTCTGCTTTCTTTTGTGCGTCCTTCTAACAGAGTTCTATCCCAACCGAAAACACAGGCAACTGCATCTTTTAGTGTGGCAGCAAAACTGTCTCTTCTAAAACCGTGGAAATTTACAAGATAGTCCGCAGCAGTGTCTTTGCCTGAACCAATGAAACCAATAAAACCAATAATCATAGCATCTCCTTGACACTATAATTTATACAAAATTTGTCAGGTTGTCAAGAATTATTTTATATCTACTGATCCAAAATTACTTAATGCTGACTTAGCATATGGTAATCTTTTTTTGAAAGCTAATTCTTTATTTGCAGGTTTTTCAAAATTTGCTATAAGATTATACAATGTTTTTTCTAAATTATTAGTATGAGCAGTTATTGAACTTAATGGATTTGTTGAAGATCCCATGATATTGCTCCAGTTATCTAACTCCCACATGACAAAATCTACTTGTAGACTTACATTGTTTCTCCATCCATTAGGATTACCTGTTTTATCTTTAGCAAACTTTTGTAAGTTTTTAAATCTGCCTTTATTCCATTGGCAAAGTCCGTAACTGTTATATCTTTCGCCTGTTTTTTTGTTAATTTCGGGTCCTACTGCATTAGGATTGTTACCACTCTCTCCGGTAATACATCCTACCCATGCCGCAGATTGAATGTCATTGAATCCTTCATCTTTAAATTTTTCAAAAATTGTTTTTGCATTTTCAGGATTAGGAAGATCTTTTACTTTAATTGTTGAATCATCAGATTTTGGCGCTATTTTTAATTCACGTTTTCCATCTAAAACATCTTGTAAATTTCTTAAAGTTTTAGGACCGGCTATGCCATCTGGTTCAATATGTACACTGTTTTGAAAAACTATGGTTGCTGCTTTTGTTTGACGTCCGAACTTGCCATCGATAGGCCCAGGTGTAATTCCTACAGACTGTAGTGCTCTTTGATATAATTTTACATTAGAGCCTTCTACTCCGAACTCTATGACATCTCGATTAATTAACGGTTTAAGGTTAATAATATCTTTATCTGCTCGTGTATCTAATTCAAATAGTCTCATTTTTAAACACCGTATTTGTTTCGTTTCGTCTTTGCAACCGGACTTGTAGTATTGATAGATTTGTTTTCTTCGCTTGGGCCTTTTTGAACAATAGTTCTACCTTTGATTCCTTGATTTTTTTCTGCTCGATTTACAATTTCTTCATCTGCATCGGTATACATCCATACAGCAGGAATATCCTTCGCTGGTCCTTCCGCATATCCAGGATCGTCTGGACTCTTTGCCATTGCGATTCCAAACCTGTACATGCCATAATATTGATCAATATCGTCATATTGTCTGGCGTGAGGACCAGCATTTCTTAAAGTTTTAGAAAGCTTTTTTTCCTTATCTTCAACTATAATTTCAAATACTTTCATATTATCCTATTACAAATGTATAGCCAGTTCCGCCTGCTACTAATGTTTCCAACTCTTTGTCTAATGCGGTAATTTCTTCTTTAGCTGCTGATTTCAAATCATTACCGTTGAGCTGACCGCTGCCTCCAGGACCAGCAATAGCGCCAAATTTACTACGTGCTTCGCCTAACATCAGTTTACAGTTCGCTAAAGTGTAATCTCTTACCCATTGTTTAGCCAAATAGTCTTCGATTATTATATAATCTGGTCGATAATTTTGACAGCGAAGCATTATGACTTCACCCTCTGTAAATGGACGCTGTAATATTCTAAGAACTTTTGTAGTAGGAATCCATTGAAACTCGATGTAACTACCAAATATTTTACCCACCATTTCTTGATAACTGGCAAACATGTAATATGTTGCGATACCGCCTAACATAGTGCTGTTTAACAGATATGTGTTTGTATATGCCAAGTTAAATGGTTCAAAGTTAGTACCAGTTCCGCCACCAGTTCTTGATCCTAATGTGCGTCTAAAAACACTTTGCACATTGACTATTTCTTGCGGTAGAACGTAGTCATTTTGATCTTTTTCCAAAGTTAGAAATACGTAACTATCCTCAACACTGTTTGGACTACGCTGTCTAAATCTTGCTAATGTTCTGTCCAGTGCAGTTTCATAATGTATAGGGTCAAGCTCAACATCTACCATACCGTCACCTAACATAGTACGACAGTAATCGTAGACTTTTTGTTTAACTTCTTGAGGATTTGTACTTTCTATTTGGTTCGCTGGCATATAGATCTCCAGTAGTATTTATTCGCTAAATATTGTACTATGCCGCGTATATCACTATTTCGTCCTGAAAAAGGACACGATTACAAATTTATAGACCGCCAAATTCGTGAAATGTTCACTGTGGGCGGCACTGATGTTTATCTGCACAAATATCTGGGTCCTCAAAATACACCCGTGGATCAAGCTACAGCAGATCAGCCACATTACGATGTAATTAAAGAAACTAACATTCAAGATTTACTGTTTTTAGAAAATCGTGACAGAAAATACAGTGAGGATATTTACAGAATACGTGGGCACTATCAAGTACAGGACATTGATTTCAATCTAAGTCAATTTGGCTTATTCTTAGATAACGACATGGTCTATATGACTGTGCATATCAATGACTTTGTTACTACTATAGGGCGCAAACCTTTAGCAGGAGACGTGCTAGAACTTCCGCACCTTAAAGATCAATTTGCATTAAATGATGCTGATATATCGTTGCCAAGATTTTTCGTAATCGAAGATGTTGGTCGTGCTGCTGAAGGCTTTAGTCAAACTTGGTGGCCGCATTTATATAGATTAAAATTAAAGAAAATCAGCGACAGTCAACAGTATGCAGATATCTTAAAACGCCCTACAGATCAAGATGCAAACTATGTAGGAGATTATGATCCTGACAGAACTTACAATCCAGGAGAAATAGTTCGTTATCAAGGAACTCTTTATACTGTTACTAATACTACTACTGGAAATGCTCCGCCTAATGCCAGTTATTTTTCAGTTTACAGTGATACTACACTAAACGATATATTAAGCACAGCGAACAAAAATCTTGAAATTAACGATGCTATTATAGCACAAGCAGAAGCAGATGCTCCACGAAGTGGATATGATACCAGAACTTTTTACACATTGGCTTTAGATGATCAAGGAAAGCCAGCTCTAACTACTGCTGATATCACTGGTGAAGATGCCAGTACAACAGTATTAGATACGAGCAGAATACATGAAAGACCTGAAAGAGCAGGGTATACTGGATACTTATTAGGCGACGGCATACCTGAAAATGGAGTGGACTTTGGACACGGTATTATATTTCCTACTAATTCCAGAGAGGGCGATTATTTTTTAAGAACTGACTTTATGCCTAATAGATTATTTAGATTTAATGGAGCACGTTGGGTTAAACGAGAAGATGATATTCGAATGACCATGACTAACACTGATTCAAGAAATACTTTAAGAACCAGTTTCACTAATAATACAAACACTAATACAATAGATGGAGAGCAAGTTTCAGAACGTCAAAGTCTATCTAAAGCATTAAGACCAAGGGCAGATTTATAATGTTGCATTTTTATGACGGTCAAATAAGACGATACATTTTACAAATTATTAGACTACTTAGTAATTTTACAGTAAAATATTCTGACGGAACCATAGTTAGAGTTCCTGTAATGTATGGTGATCCAGATAGACAAGCGGCGGCGATTGTAAATCAGAATAGTGAAAATACTTTACAATCTACTCCAAGAATTGCAGTTTATATTTCTGATTTAGATTTAGATCGAAGTAGACTCGGAGACGCTTCTTTTGTTGGTAAAATACATATTAGAGAAAGAGATGTTGATACTAATACTAATGAATATACCAGTTCTCCAGGACAAAATTACACTGTTGAAAGACTAATGCCTACACCATTCAATTTAACATTGAAAGTAGACATATGGAGCAGCAGTACTGATCAAAAATTACAAATACTTGAACAAATACTTACATTTTTTAATCCAAGTTTAGAAATTCAAACTACTGATAATTACATCGACTGGACCAGTTTAAGTGTAGTAGAATTAGAAGATGTTACTTTTAGTAGTAGAAGTATTCCTCAAGGAACAAATATAGCCATAGACATCGCCACACTGATGCTAAAAACTCCAGTATACCTAAGTCCTCCAGTTAAAGTAAAAAGATTAGGAATAGTAACTAAAATAATTAATAATATATTTGGAAATACAGGCGAAGGAGATCCATCATATATTGACGGTATGGGCATGGATTTAGGTACTGGCGGTAGTCCCAGTTTTAGTGATTTACTTACTGTAGGAAAGACTACTATAGGAAGCTTTGATATTATAGTAGATCAAAATATTATAAGAATTAACAAAAACAATAACGGAACTTATCTTAATTGGCGTGTAATATTTGATCAACATCCTGGAAAATACACCGCTGGTTTAAGCAAAATTTATCTTACACAATCAGACGGGACAGAAGTTGTAGGGTATGTTGCGCTTAATACATTAGACGAAACACTGTTAGTTGCTAATTGGGACGAAGATACATATCCTACAAACGACTTAATTGAAGGGCCGAGCAGATTAAACACCGCTTGGGGGAGTTTTGATGCTGTTATAGATCCTACTAAGACAGGTCCAGGCTCAGGATTATCACCAGTAGTTGGAACCAGATACCTAATACTAGAAAGTATCGGCGGTGGAGTTATCGAAACTTTTGTAACTAATAATTCCTCTAAAAGAATTAACACCGGCATAGAATTTGATAAAGTCAACAGTTGGGAGTTATATGTTGACGGAACACTGACTTCTGCAACGTCATTAAACAATAATGAAATGTTTTATCTTGTAACTGCATCAGCAATTGACTTTGGTAGTACAGTGACTTATAAGTTAAATCTAAATGAAGATGGTCCAGATGCTTGGAAAAACGCCGACGATAGCGATTTTTTAGCCGACGCTAATGATATAATCGAATGGGACGGTTCAAAGTGGCATATTGTTTTTAGTGCTAAAGAATCGTCGGACGAGTTGATTTATCAAACAAATTTGTATACACTTGTACAATATAAATGGAACGGTGTAAGTTGGGTTAAATCGTTCGAAGGCGAATACAAAAAAGGCTTATGGAGACTGGAACTTTAATTGATTGTTCGGGCGCACTAATCTGCGCCAAAGATACACATAGATTCTTATTACTTCAAAAAGCCAACGGTAAACATCGTGGCCTTTGGGGATTAGTGGGCGGAACTAATCACGATAACGAGACTGCGTGGCAAGGACTTCAAAGAGAAATTGAAGAAGAGCTCGGACTTCTGCCTGATATTAAAAAAACATTACCTTTGGAAAAATTTGTCAGCAATGACAGTATGTTTAATTTTCATACATTTTTCTGTGTGGTAAATCAAGAGTTTGTACCAACTTTAAGCAACGAGCACGAAGCATGGGGCTGGTTTAATTTAGAAAATCCTCCTAAACCTTTACATAAAGCATTGGATCTTAGTCTGCGTAATAAAATCATACAAACTAAGATCCAAAGTATTATTGATATAATAGACAGTCTTTAAGCTTGCGCTTCACCCCAACGTAAAACAATATTAGAGTTAATTGCAGCTCCAGCGACCTTATACACATTAACAGCTAACACGTCTGGTCCGTTAGGATAAGTTCCTCGACCGCCCAGTGTGGTATTTGTTAGTTCTTTCAATTCACTTAAATCAAGAACACTTGTTGTTCCTGGTCCTGCGACGAATGAGAATACAGTTTCACCTGGTAGTGCATAAGGTGGAATACCAAATTTAAATTGTAATGTAGTAGTCCCTGGTGTAAATGCTGCACCGATACTTGACTGATTAAATGTTACACGATAATATGTTGTTCCAAAATAACTTTGAGCTACAGCACTGCTAACAAAAGTACCTCCAGGAAATTTAGTATTATCATCGACTTCTGTGCCTGTAGTTGCTCCTGCTGATACCCAACTTGCATTTTGGAAGAATAGAACTGATGTGGCTGATACGTTATATGCTTTAGTTACTGTTAATGTACTGTTTCCACTGATATTTTGATTAGCTGTTCGGCTAATTCTAACAAAATATAAATTACCTAATGTTCCATCGGTATACCAGAAAGCAATTTGAGTAATAGTTGTATCAGACTGAATTCCTGTTCCAGATATTCTATCACCTACTGCTAATCCTTGACTTACATATGTATTTCTATCAGCTTCTGTAATAGCAAAATAATCTTCACCATTTACTAAACTTCTATTTCCGCCTGGTCCTCTCCAACTCAGTGCCCTCGCTGTGATACTGCCTGTAGGGAATGCCTGTGTAGTAGCTGTAGCAGTAGTTTGTGCAGAAGAGCTCCAAACAACCGAACCGCCTGGAGCAATTTGACTGAAGCTTGGCTGTCCGCCTTGTGCAGCTCCTTGCAATCCTGTCCATGCGATATCTGATGGACTGATTGGATAGTTTTGTGGATTTAACACACCTTCAACAACGATACCACCAGTACCAGTATCTGATGTAATCTCAATACCTTTTAGTAGTAACTGCGCACGATTTAACAGCTCTCGTTCTCCTAAGTCTCCAACAATAGCATTTGATACGCTAGGTGCTAATCTAATTAAGAATGCAGTTTTCTTAGTAGTTGTAATAGAAACATTAGTAGCTGCATAGTTAAACAAATATCCGCGATCTTCGTCAAATCTACCATCTGTTAAGAATGCACTACCCCAGTGACTAATAATTGGACTTACAGTGTTGCTTATTAAAACTACGCCAGTATTATACTCGTGTGTACTTGCACTTCCTGCGGTAAATGTTCTTGAAGCACCAGCTACAAAATTTGTCATTGGTGCTGCTCGAGTACATCCAGTGAGTGTATTTCCTGATTTTCCTGTGAAAGAAACTAATTCATTATCAATTAGTACGGTTCCGTTAGAATTTGGAAAATCTGTAGCATCATCAAGCTCTATAGTAGTCTGTGTTGCAGTCATTGAAGTTTTTAATTTATTTTTAGCACTTTCATTAATAACTTCGTATCTAACAGGAAGGTTACCGGTACGCATATAAGCTTCTGTATTAACGTTACTGTTTCTAATACGATGCACCATTATGTAATTACCATCACTTCCTCGCAACATATAATCAATAAATCCAGCACCGTACCAAGTATATTGAATACCAATCATCTGCATAGTCGATATGTCCACATTGTAACCGCTTGGACCGTTACCGTCTAATCTATCAATATTAAAATGATCTTGATTGAAAATAAAATCTTCTACTTTACACAACTTACTGTTAGCAGCATCAACTGCTCCTCTGTAATCAGGAGTCACTGTCATACTGGTTTGACTGGATATGTTTGCAACTACATGAGTCATACCTTTAATAACAATTTTATCACCTGCGTGTAGTTGATCTCTGAATCTGGTATTAGTTCCTGTAATCAAGTTGGTGTCTCTTGTTATACTCACTGTTCCTGCTAATTGGAACGTACTGGTTCTACGACCAACGGATAACCGTTGTCCATCGTACTGCCAGAACATACCGTTTTGTTCATCAAATGTTCCTGCTCGCACAGTTGCACCGTGCCAATTTACAAGACTCATTTGTGCTTGTCCGCTTAATGTAGCATACACATTTGAAAGCACTGTTTGAGCTTGTACTCTAAATTGTCTTTCGTTAATAATATCTGTAATTGTGTATGTGCCATTATATCCAGCGGTTTCTACACCTTTAATTTTAATTGTGCCTCCTACTTGACATCCGTGGTCTACATCATCGGTAACTACTGTGATGTAAGATCCAACTGCTGTACCTGTAGCCGATAAACTTTGTAAATCGTAACTTGGTGCAAACAGCGCACCTGTTGTGTACATAACACCTTTACCAGACTGATAACGTATGTATTTTTTACTCATACGAATCGCCTGCGCACCATGTTGTGGTCCGCCTGTACCAAGTTGTACACCGCCGTCATATGGTCTGTGAATAAAATATGCATCAGATCTGGTGTACACTGTTCCTGTTAACGCCACAGTGCTTACGTCAATAGAACCGCTGGTTCTGGCTGTATATCTTATTGTGTTTGCAGTTGGAATACTTTCTACAAAGAATGGACCAGCGGCAAATCCGTGATTAGTACCGTTACTGTTAATTGCTACTGTAATACTGGCACCAGGTACTAATCCATGAGCTGTGGTAAATGTGACCTGGATACCTGCGATTGCCGCGAATGCGATAGAAGTTCCATCTGGAATTGATCCTGTAGTAACTTCACTTAACGATAATGCTGAATAAAAATCTAATACATCTCCTACTACTGGGTTACCAGTAATTAATACAGAAGATATACTTCCACCGGTTACTCCCGTAACAGTAATAGTAGCATTATTAGTTGGATTATTTCCGCCTAATGCACTGCCTGCTACGTTTATTACATTTCCTGTTTGATAATTTAGTCCTGCATTTGCTATTGAAATACTGTATGCCCCAGCAGCTCTGGTAATATTAAATGTAGCACTACTTCCAAGATTAGGAAGATTGGTTGTAGGAAGATTTGTAAATATTTCGTCCGTTCCAACTCCGGTTCCAGAATAACTGAAAGTTGAAATTTCTCCCAAGCCTCCGACTGTATTAACAGTAATGTATAAGTCATTGGCAGGTGTAGCACCTCCTAATAAGTCACCAGTAACTACTATTTGATCTCCTGGAATAAAATTGCTACCAGGATTGATATTAGTCACTGTATAACTTCCTGCGGTTGAGTCGCCTAAATCAGATCTTAAAACACTCCAGGTTGAATTAATTCCGCTGCCTGTAGTAGTGCTTTGAGATACTGGGCTGTAAGTCTGAGCGCCTGAAGCAGCAGTTCCAGTAAAAGTAATTGGTACACTACTATCAATATTAGCAATTGATCCGCCACTTTCGACACTTACTACCGTGATAGTTATATCATTTACACCAGTTACTCCGTCAAGATTAATACCTTGAATTAATAATCTATCACCTACTTGATAGTTTGTTCCTCCATCTGCTACTCCAACATACTGATATGTTTCATTTACTCGAGCAAAATTAAATTTAGCACCAGATCCAATTGGGCTCGCCAATGCTCCTGACACAGAATTGTATGTTTCTGTAGATCCTTGTTTATTTGCAGTTAATGGGCCTGTAAAACTAACTGTTGATCCTGATATACCTGTAACAAAAATAGCAGTACCTGATCCGTTATCAAGAGCCATGCCTTCAAGAATTCCAGAAACATTATCAACATCGATGGTAGTATCTCCTATAGTAGCATTCAATGCTGCTCCTGTTTGAACTGCTACTCCACCTGATCCAACAATACCAGTTACTTGCGTTCCAGGATTGATTCCTGAAGCAGTTAAAGGTGCACCTATACTTGGTGCGGTGCCGCTGAATGCAATTTGATCTGTTCCTGATTGTGTAATTAATTCGGATGTAATTGTTCCTGAAAATCCAGCACTGTATATACTGAACGATGGTGTACCTAAACTGGCGCCTGTGTAAAATGATGCCTTTCTTAATTGTGTATAAGCAGTAGCTAATACTTGTCCGTTAGCTGTTCCTACTTTACTGGCCGAATAATATGTAAATGTACTTGAAGTAGGCACAGTGTTAATTAAGAAAGTTCCTTCTGCTCTACTAAAACCAGTAATAGTGTTTGCTAATGCTTTGATAGTAATTGGGGTTCCTACAGTAAATCCATGCGGACCGACAGTGGTTACTGTAATTAAGCTGGCACCAATATTTGCTGTTCCGACACTGGCATCGGTGACTACAGTACTCACTGCGGTATCCGTGCCAGGTATTTCATAAACACTTGGGTACTGTCTTAGCAAACCAATTGCCTGCCATTTAGTTGGTTGTAGACCGTATTCAAAGTCAGCATCAAGCATACTCTGTGGTGTTGCCACACGCATACGTTCGATGGCATCTGTACCAAAATCCCAAGGACGAATGGTCATTTCATTGCGTTCAACAAATATTTGAATGTCATCTGTTGAACTGCACGTACTGGTATCTACATCTAAAGTTATAGTGCTAACATAATCTGCTACTTCATAGAAGGAAGCGAAGTCATCGTCTCTTGGAATACCGTTGCTATTATATGTGTCAAAATAATCAACAGTAGCACCAAATTCGTTACTTGAAAAATTATACAGTATCTGGTTATTTGTAGTGTTAGTGATTAATAAAACTTCTTCAAGATTAACTTTTCCTTGAACTCGTACTTGTGTTACACCATTTGTTCTTGTTGGTAAACTGCTTAAACCGTTTTCTACAACCTCTGTTATCACAGATGCTAAACTATAAATTCTTGGCAGGGCACCGGTTTCATATGTTATACCGCCATTAGTGTATCTTGAAACTGTGCCTTGTAATGGTGTATAAGCAACTTGCGGAAATAATGTGTAATTAATCAAGTCTCTAATAAATTGATGTGTTACAATCTCGGGACGTCGGTCGCCGTCGACTTGAGGAATTTGTCCTTCCCAATATCTACTTGCAATAAATCTTGTTTCAATATTACCGCCATAACGTAAATCGTTAGCATAAGCATCTAAAACATAACCGACATCGCGCTCGCATTTGCCTGTGTCATATATGTAACCTGCAAAATTTCTTAGACTTTGAGTCAGGGGCACTGCGGGTAAGTTACTCAAACCACCAGAGATAGTAGAAGTAAGAACACTGGCTAAGCTGGTAATAACTGTTGTAGATCCAGCTTCAGCTGCACTACCTGAAGTATTTTGAGTAGTCACAACTGGACTTTGTAAACTTACATAACTTACTTTAGGAAAAATATTATTATTGATAATATCTCTTAGTTTAGTATGAGCTGCAACTTCTGGGGTTCTGGCTCCATCTACTTGTGCCGTGGTACCAACCCAATACTGACTGGCAATATCTCTAATTCCTTCTTGTCCACCGTAGCGTAAATCATAAATGTAAGCATCAATTACATAACCAACATCACGCTCGCATTTTACTGAGTCATATGTGTAGCCTGCAAAAGGAGGAATACTTCCTGCTACTTGAGTGGCGATCCATGCAACAATTTCATCTTTTAAGAATTCTTTATTGTTAGTTAAAAGTGTAACTGCGTCCGGCTTCAAGTTTACCGCTGTTAACGATACTAATCCATTATCAATAATAGAAATTGCAATATCTGCCAGTGTGGTGATAGTTGCTACGGCACCGGCTTCGGCTGCACTACCTGAAGTGATTTGTGTAGTTACTATAGGGTTTTGATCAGAAGAATAAGGTATTCTTGCTAAAATATATCCAGTTATTAAATCTCTTAGTTTAGTATGAGCTGCAACTTCTGGATCTCTATTTCCGTCAATTTGTGCGACGCCATCTAACCAATACTGTTGAGCTGCTTCTCTTGTTTTTTCAGTACCATTATGTTTTAAATCATAGATGTAGGCTTCAATAATAAAACCAACATCGCGTTTACACTTCGAACTGTTATATGTAAATCCTACAAAAGGAGCAATATTTCCTGCTACTTGAGTTCCAATCCATGCAGTAATTTCGTCTTTTAAAAATTCTTTATTATTTTCAAGTAAAGTTACAGCATTCGGAGAAACATTTACTTCTTGTAAAACACTTAAACCGTTTGTTATTACGTCTAATAAGATTTCTGATAAAGAACTTAATCTTTGTTGCATGTGGGTTTCGGCATTGGAGCCAGAAATATTTTGAACAACACCTGCGACCTGTTCTGTAGGATATAAAGTTCTGGTGAACACATACTTGATTATAATATCTCTTAGTTTTGTATGAGCCCAAATTTCTGCTTGCCTGTCGCCGTCGACTTGTGCTGTGCCTCCTAACCAGTATTGTGCAGCCACATATCTAATTTGCTCGTTACCGCCATAACGTAAATCGTAAATGTAAGCATCGATTACATAACCAACATCTCGTTCACATTTGTCTGCATCATATGTGTACCCAGCGAATGGCCCATTACTTGCAGCGACTCTGGCAGCAATATATGCTCTAATCTCTTTCTTTAAAAATTCTTTATTATTTGTCAACAATCCTATGGCATTTGCGTTAAGATTAATTGCTTGATCTTGAGCAATACTTGCTGTAATAAAGGCATTTGATTCTTTTTTAATAAATTCTTTATTATTAACAAGTAAGGTATAAGCATTAGGATAAGCATTACTACTACTTGCTGTTCCTGGTAAAAATACGTAATTGTGAATTCTTTTCTTTGCCATTCAAATCTCCGTTAAGCGCCTAATGCGATAGCAAGTGCTGTGGCAGTAGCGTCAACATAATCTTTTCTTGTTGCTTTTGTTGGTCCGGATGGAGCATTATTGATAGTTATTTCATTTGCTGTTATACTATCAACAGTTAAATCATTAGTTACAGTTAAATTTGTAATAGTTCCGGTAGTGCTATTAAGTGTGGTAACAGTTCCGGTAGTGCTATTAAGTGTGGTAACAGTTCCAGTAGTACTATTAAGTGCAGTAATTGTGCCTGACGGTGCTGTTAGTGTTGTAAAATTACCTGTTCTTGGAGTTGTTTGACCTATGGTCATGTTGTCAATACTGCCAAGTCCAATTGGATTTATAATAACACTGCTTGACAAACCTGTAGGAGTCAACGAAACAACTGAATTTTCAGAGTTAACATTTAGGTCCCCTAACAAATCAAGATTCGTTAATACTACATCTACGAAAGTTGCATCTTTAGGTGTAACGTTGCCAATAACAATATTGTTCAGTGAACCTGGAGTTTCAGTTTTACTTGTAATTGTAACTAATCCATTAATTACAGAAAGATAAGGTCCTATAGTTAATCTATCAGTGGTTAACACATCGACATCGAGATTAGTAACAGTTAATGTTCCATCGTTAACTGTAAATCCTGTAGTTTCAAATCCGTATTCTGATACGAATCGATTTTCTTGGATTACTTGACTTTCAATAGTGGGAGTTAGATCACTAATTGTTTCAGCATATTCAGCAATAAAAATTACTCTCGAACCGTCAAACGATGGGCTGGCTGGATTAGCTATCAATGTTACATAACTATCATTAACATTAGCTGAAAAATTTAGGATTCTTGTTGACGTACTTACTCGTCCGAACTCAATTAAATTTACGTGATTAGGAGTTGCTATTAGTTGTAAATTAACTGTTTCTTTGATATGACTATTATACTCTACTGTAACTTTGTATGTTGCTGTAGAAAAATCGCCTATGTACCAGCGATCAATTTCGTCATTCAAATACACTTGGACCCACTGTCCTTTATAGGACCAGTTGGTTCCAGGTTTTAATCTAAGTGTAGAGTTAACACCTTGTGTAAAGAAATTACTGAAATTTAACATAGAAATCTGCCAATATTAAGTATATTTATCATATCGTAATATTGACAGAATTTGTTAGGTATTTGCTATTTTTATTAGTTTTCCGTACTCGGGCAAAAACAAATACTCAATATCACTGCGAACAAGTGTACTGATAGCATCGTCCAAGGTTTCCACTAAAGGATCGCCGCCCAAGTTAAAACTGGTGTTGAACAGGATAGGAATCCCAGTTTTACTATGGAACGCTTTGATTAGATTGTAAAAGTGCAGATTTTGTTCTTCTGTGACTGTTTGTATTCTACAAGTTCCATCTACGTGTATGATACTGGGTATTTTTTCTTCTATACCTGGCTGACAATTTACAGCATACATCATGTGAGGACTTTCTTCTTTACCTCGTAGATCAAACCACTCATGTGCATGTTCAGCAAGGATAGTACCTGCAAATGGACGAAAATATTCTCTACGTTTTACAAGATTAACAAAATCCTTACCGTCTGCAAAAGTTGGATCAAACAAGATACTGCGATTACCTAATGCTCTTGGTCCGTTTTCGCTACGACCTTGGAACATACTAACAATATTCTTTTTAGTTAACAGTTCAACTACGTCATCGTAGGTCGCATCTGTGACTTCTCCATCAGTATAATTTACTTTTTCTAAAATTTCTTTTTCAGAATACGTGTATTTTGGACCAAGATAAAGTGTATCTAATTTTTGTATTTCACTGCTTTGTGTAATTGAATGCCAAAATAACAAGGCTGCTCCCATGGCAGTGCCGGCATCGTTGCTGATTGGTTCTACGTAAATTTCAATACCTTCTTCTTTTAACTGTCCAAGATACCAATAGTTGGCTACACAATTAAGTCCATAGCCGCCGCTAATTACCACACGCTTTTTACCAGTCATTTCAACTGCTTTACGAATTAGACGTAATACCTGTTCTTGACTTTGTGTCTGCACAGCATAGGCAAGATCTCTTCTACTTTGTAAATGTGTTACATCAGGTTCTTCATCTAATTGTTCATTTAATACATCGTAAAGATTAGAGTTTACCCAAGCACCGTTAGGGTAGTTTGGAACAATTAAATTTCTATTACTAACTGGAAGTGGAACATTAACTCCATATTCATCAAATAGTTTTGGAACACTGTTATTTTCTTTTCCGTAAGGAAATAGTCCCATGGTCTTGCCTGCTTCGATACTGCTAAATCCACAATATTCTGTAACTGCTTCGTACACTTTAACAATGCCTGCTCTGTCTGTTAACAGTGCTTCATGATATTGATCTGTTTCCCCGAACCCATCTGACTCTAATTTGTCGTAGTATTGTGTTACAATTGGATCTCTCGTACCGTAGTGTTTGTATAGAGTAGTAAAATTAGCAGGATATCCGCAGTCAATAATACTTTCAGTTTCCCAAATAGTCATCGGAGCTTGCCCATATTGTATTTGTATAAATGTACCTGCGCCATCTACAATTACACTGACTGCGTCATCCCAACCGCTACGATAAAAAGCACAAGCACTGTGCAATTTATGGTGAATATGACTGAGATCTATTACCTGTGGATGTCTATGCAAGTTGGCTTTTCTGTCAATAAGATTTAATTTTCTTGCTAAACCAGTATATACATCATCTCCGGTATAGTCTACTTTGCCTGCTGTTTCATGTAAATTTTGTGTATGTGCTACTATAAGATAGTCAATCTTATCAGTATACTCGAGTATTTTAATCATGCTGGCATAGGGACCGCCATCATATTTTTGCCTTGTTAGACGTTCTTCTTCAATGCTGAATATAATTTCACCGTCTTTCATTAAACACACACCAGCATTGTGTCCTCGTGCTATAGCGGCTATCCAACCTGTTTTTAATCCGTTGTTTGACATTATTTTTCCTGTTTTCCTAAAATTGTATTGATAACATAGTCGTGTATTTCGGGTGTCATACTCATTATATGTTCATGTTTTCTGTCCACACGCTCATCCATGGTAATTCTAATAGGACTGTATTCCCTGGTCTCTTCGCCCATGTCTAAAATGTTAAATGTAGAAACTTCTGGATAAGAAACATTGATAGGAAATGTTGATCCAAATACCACAGTAGCAGGTTTGTTCATAGCATAGGCCAAATGTTGTCCTACACTGTCGCACCCAAAGAAATGATCTGTATATTTGATTATTGCTGCCCACTGTCTTAAACTTACGTTTTCCGGTGCTGCTACATCATCTTTATATTTTTCTGCTCTTAGATCTAATTTAAGTTCACTCATCATAATAACGGCAAACCCATTTTCTTGCAGTTTTTTAATTAACGCTTTAACATCTTTGTATTCGATACTTCTACTGGTTGGGTCGACAAAACTTTCATCTATATATTGAATGCCTCTGCCAAAAGGCTGAAATACAATTGCTTTATCTTTTTTTAGAGTTTTTTTAATCTCCCCAACTACCTGTCTGCCTGATAGTAATTCTTCTTTTGAAAGAAATAGGTTAGGTTTTGGTAATTCTCTAATACCTTTGCCGTTTATTTCTATATCAAAGGCTTGTGATAAACTGCATTTTTGATTATAATATTCCCAAATTCTATAGGGTTCTGGGCTTACTACATCTTTATCTTTAATTTTTTCTTTGAAAAGATTTTTGTGCCAAGTGTCATATGTTCTATCATCCAGAGTTGGATGCCCTTTGAACAAGTCTGTACCGCCTTCGCATACGATTATAAAATCTTTATCTCCGGATTCTTTTTCATATAATTCAAAAGCAGGAATTGAACAAATAACTCTTCCGGCTCCGCCGTTGATAAAAAATGCTTTGGATCTACTCATTTGTACCTCAATAAAAAGTCTGGCCTATTATATATCAGTTAATATAATAGTACCAGACTAATTAAGAGTCAAGTTTTTTAGTAAATTCTTGGTGGGTTTGCTGGGAATGGAAACTTCCAATGATCGATGTTTGCATATTCAGCAGTGCTGAGACTTTGTAAAAAGGTTTTGTATTCTTCAAGATCTGCACGTTCTTGATCTGTATAATCATTTTCACCTACAGATTTATTAATCATTTCGATTAAATTTTGTGCGCCTTGTAGTACACTTTCTCTTGTTACTGCGTGTTCTCTAAATCTTGGTGTGGTAAATTCGTTATCACGATAGAACATATCCTGAGTATAGTAATTTTGAGATATTCCGCCACCGGCAAATATATATGTATATTTTTGACCGTTTGGTAATTCGTACTCGTAGTCTGGAATTGGATCGTGCTGATAATCACTTGTAAGATAAGCTGCTTCGAAAGTTTTTTCGTTAGCATCTAAAACAATAAATTCTGTTTCTGGATCATCATCTACAAGATTGGCCATGTCCAATACGTCTTCTGTTTCACCAGCTCGAGCTATATATCGAATTTCTCCAGTAGGTGTGTGTACGCATAGTGCTAAAAAACGTGGTCCTTCGTAAATAGCATCTACAGTTTTGTTTAAATTAGTTGTAGTTTTATACGGTTCGTCTGATAATTTAAACGTAAAAAATTTACGCATTAGTTACTCCTGTCCTTTAAGTGTAAAATCTAATCTTAACGGATCCCATGCCGCCTCTGTATCCGTTATCACGGATATCACCGCAGTATCCTCCTCCTGGAGCTCCCCATCCATATGGAACATATGGAATACATCCGGTTGACTCATAACATGCGCAAATACGATCTGAACGCCATGAATAACCATGAGGTGCACCTTTAGTACCGTTACGACTTGTACTTAGTCCTGCGATGAAGCCATGCAGGCCTTGTCCTGGAATAGGAGCTTCTGTGGCATCGTCGGCAAATTGATAACTGATATAAGGTGAACCACAGCAGCTCCATACTCCTGCCGGTCCTGGAACATGTTGAGTGTAGCAACAACGACCTGCTGCCACCGGACATTGACAAGATAGTGTCAAGCATCCAATAGCTCCGCAACAGTTAAAATCACCGCCTACAGCACAGGCTACAAAAGTTTGAGTTGTTCCTATATTACAAATTGTGCCTGCACCTTGTCCTAATCCATTATTAGTAGCGCAATAGCCCAATGCTCGGAAACAGCAGTATCCTCCGCAGCCTCCGTCAGTTCCACAGGTACTGCAACCTGCGCGGCCTCCTTGAGCACAAATACATCCATTTGTTCCGCTGCCGAACCAACATACACAGGTTGCTTCGGAACATCCTCTAAATCCAAAAGCATCAGCATTACCGCAACTAAATCCAATCGTACCAGTTACATAGCAGCCTGCTGCTACAGTTATGCATTTTTTTGAATAAGCACCTGCATTACCAGGAAGGGACCAACCACAGCAGCACATACGACTGCTGCTGCCGCCTGCGCCCCAAACTTCAATAATAGCACAACCTGTGCCAGGAGCTCTCCAA